CGTGAAGGCGGCGGCGGGGCGGCTTCGGCCGACCTACACCGGACCGCAGCTTGCCGCGATGGCGAACGTGGGCGCGAACACCAGCGTGGTGGTGACGGTGACACCGGTGGGATCGGCGGCTGCCGGGAATACCGTCGTGACGATGTTCTACGACATGAACATCGACCAGTCGGACAGCAATTTCTAATGCTGCCGGTCATCATGTCGCAGACTGGCGTCGGGTCGAGCGGCTGGAAGAACGCGGACATCCATCTGACGCCGTTCAACCTCCAGATCGAGACGACGGTCACGGGCTCGGCGACGTATTCGCTTGAGTACACGATGGATGACTTCGCCCAGGGATTTAGCTGGTATCACGGCCCCGCCGACACGATCAGAGTGCGGCCAACGACGCTGGCCGGATCCACGGCAAATGCGTCGTTCACCTTCACCTTCCCTGTGCGCGGGTGGCGCATAACCGTGACTGTCGGCACCGGCACCGTGACCGCCGAGGCGATCCAGGCCGGATTGGTTCAATAGGAGCACTACATGGCACGTAAGCGCCGCGCGGCTGGTGGCCGCACCACCCTCTACAACGCCAAGGGCTCGCCTGCGGCCGAGTCCGCCATGAAGGAGACGGGCGACGGCTTCAAGCGCGGCGGCAAGACCAAGGCGCGCAAGTCGGGCGGTTCGGTTGAAGGATCGGCGTCGGAGGAGCGCATGGACAAGCGCGCGCGCGGCGGGGCACTGCCGGGCCGCAAGCACGGCGGATCGATCCGCGGCATGAAGTCGGCAGGCGGTTCGCCGATGTCCTCGGGGCACAACACGACCGATGCGCCGAGCAAGGGCAACGAGGCAGAAGCCGTAGGCTGATGGCGAGGCTGACTAATCCCTACCCTATACAGGACGGCAGCGTCTATAATGGGGTATGGCAAAGAGTAAGTACGAGTACGTCAAAGAATGGCGGGCTAGGCCAGAGAACAAGTCTAAGCGCGCTGAGGAAGCTAGGCGATGGAGGATCAAACATCCTGACTTATGGAAAGAGATCCAGGATCGTCATAGCGCAGGCAATGCTGACGGGATCAGGGTTCGTGATGCCGAGAGAAAACGTAAACGTCGCGTGCAAGATCCCGAAGGCGAAAAAAGACGAAGGGCTGCCTTCAAGGAACGTTCTAGGGCGCAACAGGAAGCCATCGCAGGGAGAGCTAGACCGAGTGTATGCGAAATATGCTCGACCGATCGTGACAGCATTGTTTTCGACCACTGCCACAGGACGGGATCTTTCCGTGGCTGGCTATGCGACCGATGCAACAAGATGCTTGGGCTAGTAAGGGACGATGCCGAATTGCTTAACAAGCTAGCGGAATACCTTCGGAGACACGGAAGTGCCCCGCTTGACGACAAAACAGAGAAACGCGCTACCAAGCAGCGTGTTCGGGATCCCCGGCAGGAGGGCCTACCCCTTGAATGACCGGAGCCACGCCCAGAACGCCAAGGCGCGGGTGTCGCAGCACGGCACGTCGGCAGAGAAGGCGACGGTGCGCGCCAAGGTGAAGGCCAAGTTCGGGTTCAAGGCCGGCGGCTCCGTCGAGGGCGAGGCGTCGGCCGATCGTATGGACAAACGGCGCCGTGGTGGGAAGGCGTGTTGACCCCCTAACCGGCGCTCGTCCAGGCGCCTACCGTAGAGGTGCCGTGCTTTGAGCAGTTCCCCGAATTGGGTCAAAGGCTACGTTCCATCTGCCAGCGAGTGGAACGCGACGTACGCCGGCAAACTGGACGCGAACGATCCTATCCTGTCTGGCGGTCCATGGTTGTCTCTGGCTGTTGGCGGAACGGTGTCCGGGCCGCTCAATATCACAGCTACAGGCTCCGTTACATCGCGGTCTGCGCAGGGTCGGGCGGCCGACTGGCTGAATGTCAAGGACTTCGGCGCCGTTCTGGACGGGACGACCGACGACAGCGTGGCGTTCAACGCAGCGCGCTCGGCGGCGGTCAAGGGCCAGACTATCTATGTGCCAGAGGGAACCTTCCACGCTGTCACTTGGACAGATCAAGACCTCACCAAACCCGTTCGCTGGCAGATGGACGGCGGCACGACGTTCGCGGGCGGCGGTGCTATTCTGACGATGGGACCGGCGAACGGCGGCGACATCACTGACAACATGCTGCTGAATACAAACGGCATCATCAAGTTTCACGCAAAGAGGACTAACCCGGCGACCGCGTGCGATATGCATCGCTGGGATTACATCTTAGATGCTACGGGTGGCTTAGGGCAGATCGGCAGTGCGCTAACGCTGAACGCGATCATCAACGCGACCAACGATAGCGCGCTGTGGGCGATGAACATTGTCGCCGACAACAACTCGGTGAACCCGGCATCGAGTGGCTTGGTGGGTCTGTCGGTCACGACGCGCAAGAACAGCGCAGCGAACACTCAAGGCATCCATGTCTCTGCCTTGGATACTACCGGCCTTCCCAGCAGCTCCGGCAGAGGCTTCAGCGCGATCGAGACTGCTAATCGGTTCAACGGGCTGGACGATGCGAGCAATGCGGCGGTGTGGGGCGGCATCGGCAACCGCGTTAATATGCACATCAGCACGACGCTCCAGCAGATCAATACCGACGAGACGAATGCAGCGTGCATCCTGTTCCCAAGCACCGACGGAGCGGCGCCGCATCTCTATGTGAAAAGCGTCATCCTCTGTGGCGTCAGCACCCAAGCTTATTCGGTCTACGACGCTCGCGGTGTGATCCCGCCCTATGTGTCGGCCAATCCGGTGATCGCGGTGAACATGGCGGCCGGCATGGTCGTGGACTTCAACGGTGGTCCTAATCTGAGTTCTGCGCCGGGCAACTACCTGCAATACACGACTTCTGGGGGCAACCGGCTGCGCTACATGGTGGGCGCGACGGAGCGGTTCACCCTGCCGGACACAAAGCCGACTGTAACGGGCGCCAAGGGGGGGAACGCGGCGCTCGCAAGCCTTCTGACAGCTCTCGCCGCAGCCAACCTCGTGACGGACAGCACATCAGCATGAGCATGGAAAACGACAACCGCGCTTTGGGCGCAATGGTCATGGAAGCTGCGCAGCGCGAGGCAGGGCTGCGCTCGTACATCCTCCAGCAGCAGGAGGAACTAGACAGACTGCGGGCCGAGTTGCAGGCACAGAAGGAGCCTCCAGAGAAGCCGTCGCGCATGCGGGTGGCGGGCGGAGCGGCATGACAGTCCTCGTCCCTACCTTTGATGAGTTTACCGCTGGTGCCGGCGGGGCGCCCCCAGCTGGCGGAGGAGCGGGCGGTGGTGGCGGCTTCAGCAGCGCCATCGGCGACTTCAACATCGGTAACAGCCCTATCGAGGGGAGCGGCGCGCCAACGCCTCCTATCGGGTCCGCGCAGTTCAATCCTCCGCTGTCCGATCTGCTGATCGAGGTCTACGAGCGCTGCGGGATCGAGGCGACGCAGCTTGAGACAAAGCACATCGTGAGCGCGCGGCGAACGATGAACCTGACTCAGTCGCGGTGGGCGAACAGGGGTATCAACCTCTGGAAGATGAGCCTGATAGCCACGCCGATGGTGCAGGGCCAGGCGATCTACGCCGTCGATGCCTCTATCATGGACATCTTCGACGTGTACCGGAGGATCACGGTCGGCTCCGATCTGGTCGACACCTACATGACGCCGATCTCGCGAACCGACTACGCGATGATCCCGGTGAAGCTCCAGCAGTCCCCGCCCACCTCCTATTGGTTCCAGAAGTCGCCCGCATCCGGCCCGATGAACATCAACGTGTGGCCGGTGCCCGATGCGGCAGGACCCTACACGTTGCTATACTGGGCCTTCGTCCGGTTGAGCGACGCGCAGATCGAGAACGGTGGCGTGCTCGATGTCCGGTTCAATTTCTACGAGGCGTGGTGCGCCGATGTGGCTGCGGCGCTGTCGGTGAAATGGGCGCCGTCTCGCACTCAGGGGCTCACGCTGCTGGCGAAGGACATATGGCAGGAGGCAGCGGACGCGGACACTGAGCACGCGCCCATGCACCTGGCGCCTGATCTGAGCGCGTATTTCAGATGAATTATGACGACCTAACCGCAGCGCTCGCCGAACTCGCGCAGCAGACCGTCAACCCGGCCGCCGATTATACCGCCTACATCCCCACGGCGATCCAGAACGGCGAGTTGCGTTGTCTGAGGG